TGTCAAACACTTCCATTTTACCACCCCTTCTCGATGTAATCGTTCACCTTGTCGTCACTCAGCAGGCCTTTATACACCCTGCACTGATACAACGTACCAGACCAGAACTGCTGCTTTTTGCTGCCGTCCGCGCTCTGCGCCGCACCGATCAGGAAGGTCTGGGGCACATCGGTGATCGTGCCGTTGGTAGTCAGCCATTCAGTCATCGGGCAGTAGGTGCTGCCGCCGCGATATTTACTGCCGTCCAGCTGCACCACATACCGCGTGCGGGTCTTGAGGTGCTCGATGCTGTCCGACAGGGTAACGCCGCCGTAGTTGTAGTAGGCGAACTCCGTCTTATTATTCAGCGGACTGCTGGTGGAGTTGAAGCCGGGCAGGTTGGCGGTACTGCCGGTCTCGGTCAGGCAGTGCAGGAAGGCTGGCCATGTGCTTGCATCAAAGTTATCCCCCGCCTTTGCGTCCACCAGAATGGTATACTGCGGCGACTCGGTGGATGCGTGCTCCAGCAGCTTCAGGCCGGTGTCAAAGCCGTTGGTCAGCTCCGTTTCGGCGGGCAGGGTGTAGATCAGCTGTGCTGTCTCCGCCTGCGCAATATTCACCGTGCAGCTGGCGCTCTTGCCGCCTGCCGTAGCTGTCACCGTGCAGATGCCGGCCTTCACGGCAGTCACCGTGCCGCCTGCCACCGTAGCAAGACCGGCGGGCGAAACGCTCCACCACACCAATTTGTTGGCAGCGTTCGCGGGCAGCACCATGGCGGTCAGGGTCTGGCTCTCGCCCTCACTCAGGTTCAGGATCGCGGCGCTCAGGCTCACGCTCTGCACCGGAACTTCCTGTGCACTGCCGCCCCACTCTGCACGCAGAGCATTCAGGGTGGGCTGCATCGTGTTGGTCTTATAGGCTGCATTTTCAAACAGGTTCAGCAGCAGCGCCTTTGCGTTGGCGGTAAAGCCCTCGCCTAGGTCGCCCTTATCGCCTGTGGCGGCGGCTGCAATGCCCGCTTCCATGTGGTTCAGCTGGGCAGCCGTCAGGGTCTGACCGTCCACAAAATTCTGTTTTACGTAGCTCATTTGTTCCTCCCTAAGATCATTTTTCCAAGGACCGCCTGCCCCAGCACAGCAGAAGCCGCATCCATCGGCGGATCCGGCTGCGGAGGGTCGGGCTGATCCGGAATGCGGTCTTTCGGCCATGGGTCACAGGTTGCGGTGATTTTCACGGAAGCCTTGTACTCGCCGGGGGTCATCTCCACATCCAGCTGCCCTGCCCAGACCTCGCCGTCCCGGGTAAAGTAGAAACGCAGCCACTGCCCCTGCAGCAACGCTTCCAACCTAGACCGGATATATGCCCATTGTGTTTTAGGACGGTCGCAGACAAACTCCATCGAGATCTTCCGATTTTTGTGGTGTACGCTGCCATCCACCGAGCGGGTCAGATCCAGCAGAAAATCTGCGCCGGGCACCTCAACAAGCATAGAATCGGTTTCCGGTTTGCCAATTTGTGGAGAGTCGCGCTTGAGCCACAAGCCAAAGTCCGACCGCATGGAGAGCGTGCCCTTTGGCGTTGTGATACGCATATCGTTCAGGTGGGGGCTTTGGGCGGCGAGCGCTTCCAGCGCGGCATAGTCTCTCATGTGTAGGTCACCTCGGTTCCGTCATCAGCAATCTGCACTGCAGGTACTGGAGCGGCGGGAGATTCAGGCGGGCTGTAGATTAGTTTTTTGCCGTCCCATACATAGTCGCTGCAGCTCGTGCCGTTTCCAGTCTCGGGAAATTCGTCAAAAACAGCCTCGTTGGGCTCAGGTACGGGCAAAAAGCTGATATGGTACCATGCGCCATTGTACAGTCTGCCATCAGAGCAAACCTTTGCCAGATACTTAAAGCCTTCTTTTTTCATTACATAAACCCATAAATCTTGTATGGCACGCACATGCCGTTGCTTGTGCTCCAGCCGTCGCTCGTGGGGGACTGCAGGGAGAAGTAGGTTGCGGTGCCGAGGACACCGGTTGTATAACTCGAAGTTCTTTCGTACCCCTCGCCAAAAACGATGCGGTCTGTATATACGGTCACGCTGCGTTTGTGCACGGTGTTCCATGGGTATACCATGCTCATTTCCACGCCATTCACGGGCACGATCATAGAGACCAGTCCCGCATTGCCACCGCCAGAGAACCACGTTCCGTCTTTCTGGCTGCGGAACAGGATCAGCAGCGCAGAGTAGCCGGACAGGCCGCTCGGTCGGATAGTCTGGGCGGCAAAAGTTGTTTCGCTGTTATACCAGAGCTCCTGCTTGTTTCGGATGCCGTGGAAAGTAATTGAACCGCTATTGATCGAGCAGCTGCCCACGCCGTCCGTGATGGAGATCCCATCAGGCTGGATATTGACCATACTGGTGCCGTCCGTGACCCGGATGCCGTCATGCATGATCTGCACCCGTTTGCCGGGCAGAGAATCATGTCGGACGACAAGGCCGTTCTGCGGGGTGTACTCCAAAAAGTTTGTGGCGGTCTTGGCGGCTTCATCGGAATCCTTTTTTGCCTGTTCGGCGTATTCAAACAACCGCTTCAGCATATCCTGATGGTATTTTTCAGAGGTATAGGCACTTTCCTGCAGCAGATTGGTCGTGCCCATGTTGGCTACCTGCCTGTCGGTCAGGGTGCGGCGGGTCATGCCAAATGTGAACTCCTTCTGCGCGGGTTTTTCCAGCGGCTCTACCAGCTTTGTGCAGAGCATGACGGCATCCACACTGTGCGGCGCGCTGATAATGTGGGAGTACATGGAAAAATCCAGCCGGTCTGTATCGTATCCTGCGTCTACGAGGTCCACCGCCCGGATGACGTAGCTGGTTTTCATGGCGTAGTTCTGCTGCAATGCCTGCACACCGGCTGCAAAGGTGTCGTTCGCGCTGTCGGTGTCAAGTTCCACGATGCGGGTGATGATGCCGAACTTCTGCACGGCTGCATTGTTCTGGATCCAGCCCTCTTCCAAGTTGTAGGAGTAGCCAGATGCAGGCAGATACTGCGCAACAGTAGCGGCATCTGTTTCCATGATGCCCCAGCGCTCCTCGTGCTTATCCTTGGAGGGGTCCCGCCACCACATAAGCTTGTAGTACCACTTGGAGGTGTCCACCGTGTGCTTGGAGCCGATAGGATAGATGCGGGTATAAAGGTCGGTGGCGTCGGTGGTTTCGCTCAGGTTGAGCAGATTGCGTCCGTACTCGATTTTCTGGGCGGTCTGCCGCTTGGCTTCTACCGCTTGGTCGCAGTAGTTCAGCACGTTGTAGCCGGTAGCCGCGTCAAAGCCGCAGTAGAAGTAACCGCCGAACACTTTGAGCACCAGCTTGTCCAGAATGTCCCACACTTTGCCGTAGTCCTCGCCAACACCGTATTGGTCGGCATCGCCGAACTGCACCACAAGGTCGCCCAGCGCGGCTGTCACAGTACCCAGCTGGAAGCATTTCATCTTGCTTTTGACCTGATCGTTGTGTGCGTCGATCAGGTGCTGCAAAAACTGGCGCAGCGTGCCCTTGTAGTTGAAGGGGGTGATGGAGGAATCGTTGAAATAGCTCAGCGCGCCCTCGCAGTACACTACCCGCCGGTTATAAAAATCGGCCTCGTGCTTCAGCACCCGTCCGCGCCAGATCTCTTTGCCGTCCCGCCGCACCTGTACCACCGTGCTCAGCTTTTGCAGCATATCGTACTGCGTATGATCCCGCGTCATGGTAAAAACAAGGCTGCCGCCCTTGCTGACCTCGCGGGTCAGCTTGGGGGACAGCACCAGCGCCTGCGGGTCGTTGGGACGATAGAGCAGCAGCTTTGCGTCCGGGTTGCCGTAGGGGTATGCGTAGATATCGTACATATCAGTTTCCTCGTTCGCTCAGCACCGTAAGGTCTCCCAGACTTCTGTTTACACTGGGGGTGATAATGCGTCCTACTTGCTCGCCGTCAAGCGCGATCACGCTGTTTCCGGCTTCCGGCAGATATTTCTCCACCACACCGTAGAGCCGCTCCATCTGCGCCTGCATCTTGGCCTGATAGGCCAGCATTGCGTTGTTGTCCGGGTTCATGACGTATGGATCGGTGCGGTAATCGTAGCCCGCAAAGGCACGCTCGTTACCGTACCAGTAGGCGTCCTGAATGTCCTTGTAGGAGTATGCTTTCTGCGTGCTGGTAGTGCCGCTGCTCTTGCCCTTGCCGAACTTTGCAAACAGCGCAGCGCCAAGCGCCACCACACCCGCCACAATGGCGATGATCGCGGCAACTTCCGGGTTCGAGATGATCAGGCTGCCAACCTTTGCAATCAGCCCGCCTACGCCCTCGGCGATGGTGCCAAGGCTGCCCATGCTCCCGGCAAGCCCGGCAATTTTGGTGCCTGCTTCGGTTGCAAAGGTGCCCATGCTCGTGCCGATGGTGCCCAACACACCCATGATCTTGCTGCCGACGTCGGAAACGTTGATGTTAAGTCCGTTCAGGATATCCTGTACCCCACCGTCCTTGCCCAGTGCATTGCCCAGACCCTTGGCAATACCGTCCGCGATGCTGCTGCCGATATCCCAGGCTTTCTGCGAAATGCTGCTGATCTTATCACCCAGCGCCTTGTTCAGCTGCTGGATGAGGTTCTGCCCGAAGTCATCAATGAACTTCTGGCTTTCCGGTGCAAGGCCGTTGTACAGTGTGGACAGCACCCACTGGCCGATAGACTTCCAGTCCTTGCTTTTTACGGCAGAGATCAGCGTGCTGAAGGTGCCCAGCACGCCCTTGTCGGCTTCCTTCTTCCAGCCCTACACAAGGCCGGAGAAGTTCTTGGCGGAGGCTTCCTCCAGCGTTTTTGCCACCTGCTCGGTGCCATCGGCGGCGATGGTCTTTACCTCCTTCACCGTGCGCAGGGCGCCGTCGATGATGGCGGTGTAGGTCTTGGTGATGGTCTGCTTCTGGCTCTCGGTGCCGTCGGTCAGGGTCTCGGTCACGGTCTGGGTGGTGGTGCGGATGCCATCCACCAGCGCCTCGCTCGTGGAGGTGACGGAGGAGGCAAGCTCCCGCACCGTTTCCATGGTCTGCTGCACGGTCTTTTTGCCGTTTGCGCCGATGGTGGTAACAGTCTTGATATCCTTCAGCACGCCGTTCACCAGCTGGCGGCTGGTCTCGGTGATGGTCTGTTTCTGCTGCTTCTGGCCGTTGGAGAGCACCTCGTCGGTGGTCTGGGTGGTGCGGGTGACCTTGCCCAGCACCTCGGTGACAGTGTCGGCGTAGGAACTGACCACAGAGGCTGCCGTGGCGGTCTTGGACGCCGCCGCAGCGGCTTTGGAGGCCGAAGCCACGGCAGCGTCCCCGGACTTGGTATAGGCCGGGATTGCGATCTCCGCCATAGTCTGGGCGCTGCTGCCAAGGCTTGTGTTGGCACTTGCCCAGCTGGCAGCCCAGTTGTCCTGTTTGCCGCTGGCGGTCTCGGCCAAAGAAATACCGGCAGTGACAGCGGTGGCAGCATTGCTCACCACATTGCCCTTGCCGGTCAAACCCTTGATAAAGCCCTGTATCAGGTTTTTGCCCCACTTCACCGCCTGCGCGGGCAGGCTCTTGATCCAGCTCAGCGCGCTGGAAAAGCCGCCCTTGAAGGCGGTCAGCATACTGGAACCCATGCTCTTTACGCCGTTCGCCACGCTGGTGAGGATGTTCTTGCCGATGTTCAGCCAGTTGATGGCAGAGATCACCGACAGCACCGCCTGCAGGATCTTCTTCCAGTTGGCCAGCAGGGAAGGCACGGCCTGTATGATGCCCGCAATCAGCTGCACGATGATGGAGATACCCTGCGCAAGGATCTTGGGCATATTGTCGTTGATGATTCCCGCAATGTTGATGATGATATCCGGCACATAGGCGATCAGCTGCGGCAGACCGGCGATCAGGCCGTTGAGCAGCTGGGTAATGCAGTTAAGACCTGCATCCACAAACTGCCCCGCGTTGGCGCGCAGCTCCTCGGTAAAGGAGAGCAGCTGCGGCAGGACAGTGGAAAGAAACGCCGGGATACCCTGCGCAAATCCCGCTGCCAGACTGCTGACAAGCTCCGTGCCGGTCTGGAGCACCTCCGGTACAAGGCCGTACACCAGCTGCGGGATGCCCGCCAGCACGTTGCCGATCATGGGCAGCAGGTTACCCTGCAAAAAGGTGCGGGCGGTATCTGCCAGTGCCTGCATGGGTGCGGTCAGGTCTGCACCGGTGCTCCAGTCGCCCAGCACGTTCTGCGCCGCCGCCTTCATGGCTGCAAAGCTGCCGGTCAGGGTGGTGGCTGCTTCCTTCGCCGTAGTGCCGGTGATGTCCAGATCGGTCTGGATAACGTGGATGGCGCTGTACATATCGGCCAGATTGCCCAGCTCGTAATGTACGCCGGAAAGTTTCTCTGCATCGGTCAGCAGCCGCTGCATCTCTGCCTGCGTGCCGCCGTAGCCTAGCTTGAGGTTGTCCAGCATGGTATAGTTCTGCTTGGCAAAGCCCTGATAGGCGTTCTGGATGGACGCCATGTCAGTGCCCATCTTGTTGGCATTGTCGGCCATGTCTACCATGGCCATGTTTGCCAGCTGTGCGGCGGCGTTGGTATCCTTGCTCACGCTGGACAGCAGACTGGCGGCAAAGCTGGTGGTCTGCTCCATGTATTCGTTGGCGGACAGACCCGCCGTCCGGTACGCCTGTGCAGCGTAGGCCTTGACCGTATCAGCGCTCTCTTTGAACAGGGTCTCCACGCCGCCGATGCTCTGCTGCAATGCGCCGCCAAGGTTCAGAGAATCCGAGATCATCTTGCCGATGCCCGCAGCAGCGATCACCTTTTTCAGGGTGCCCACCAGCTTTGTGCCCAGCAGCGTGCCGGCGCTTTCACCGGCGGCAGAGGCCTCGCCGCCCATGATATGGCTGATGCTGCCCTGAATACCATCGGCAGAGGGCACGATCTGGACATAAGCCTTTGCCAGCTCAATGCCGTTTGCCATCTGGTTCACCTCCTTCTGCGGCGCGCATCGCCGCCTCAAATTCCTCGGGACTGTCAAAATATTGCACCGGGCTGTCCTCGGATTCTGCTTCTGTCCTGCCCAGCAGGGTGTTCAGAATGGATGTGGGCGGTTTCTCGTCCGCATACGCAAGCCGTCCGATACGCCAGCAGATGGCCTGCAGGGTGTCTAGTTCAGCCGCCTGCAGGGTCTGTGCAAGGGTCAGCTTCTGCCCATGCAGCACCATCATGCTGCGGCTGTCCGGCGGCAGACCGGCGGCCAGAGTGGCCGCCAGCCGCACCGGCAGGGTACGCCAGTTCAGCAGGTTGTAATACTGGACAAAATCGCAGATCAGTGCGTCCTCGTCCGTTGCGATCAGTTCGGCGAGGATGCAGAGTTTTTTCCGGCGTTGATGGACTGGAACAGCTCCATGATGGCGCTCTCAACGGCAGACGCAGGCACGCGGCCGTCCTCGGTACGCAGATGGTCGTACAGGCGCTTTTTGCCGTCCTTGCCCAGCAGCTTTACGACCAGCCGGGACATGGCCAGTGGGTTGCCCTCATCCAGATCGGACAGTGCGTCCAGCACCTCCATGTTGTCCAGTGCGCTCTCTTCCAGTTCGATGGAAAAGCCGGATTCGGTCTTTGCAGTGATCATGATGTTCCTCCTTACTTACCGGCGCTCTGCATATACTCGTAGTGGGTCTTGCCATCCGTGTCAGCAATCGCGGTGATGGTGGTCTGGTAACCAACGGCAGTGCCGTCTGCATAGGTGATATCACCCACAGAGGTCACAGTGCCGCAGGGGATGACTACGCGCTTTTTCACATTGTTCTTCAGCACCATCTCCACGACGTAGGCATAGAAGGGCAGATCGTCGGCGCTGGCCTTGACGGTGATGCCGGTCTCCAGCGTGCCGGTGACGTTGTCGGCGCCGTATACGGTCTTCAGCACTTCCACGTTCAACGCCTCGATCAGCGTGCACTGGAAGGTATCCGGGCGCTCGGTCATCAGGCTCAGCACGGTATCGCCGCCCCATGCAGCGGTGTTTTCGTTAGAGGGGGAGTTTGCGTTGGTCAGGCCGTCCTTGGAGATATAACCCAGAGACTTGAACTCCGGGTCCAGATCGCTCTTGGCGTCCGTGGGCAGAGCCGTGCCCAGCGGTGCGCACCAGATGGCGCCGCCGACCTTGGGCTTTGCTGCGGTCACATTTTTTGCATTCATAGAAAATGCTCCTTTCGTCAGTAATGCACTACCTCGAAAACTGCCTGATACCGGGGCAGCTTGCGGGTGGTGTCCGGGAAATTGTAGTCGGTGTTCAGTGTGCAGGAGACAATCTCCGGCAGGGTGTCCGCGTCCAGCATGGTCTGCACCACACGGTGGCTCAGCTGCGCAGCGGCATAGTCGCTGCTGCCGTAGGACTGCACCGCCAGCGTAGCGGTAAAGATGCCGTCCTCATAGCTGGAGCCGGTCTTTTCCAGCACACAAAAATTGCCGGAGGGCTTCTCCGGCACGGACAGATAACAGGGGAAAGCGTTTTCACGCAGATAGTTCTGGATGATTTCTTCGATCATATCACTTCAGCGCCTTCAGAATAGAGTTGGTGTCGGCGTTCTCTTTGCGGGCGGCGGGGCTTTCGGCGCTTACCTTGGCCACCACGCGGGTGCTGGCTTTGTAGTAGCTGGCCTTGTAGCCCTCGCCAAGGCGGTTCTGCGCCGCAAAGGCAATGCCGGTCAGGGCGTTCTCCATCTCCGGGCTTTGCAGCAGCTGCCGCACGCCCTTGCGGTTCAGCTTGATGGTCACCTTACTCATAGCGTTCCACCTGCACTTTCTTGTTCCAGCGCAGCGGGATCATGGCTTCGATGCCCTGCACAGCCCCGCCGCAGGTGCGGAAGGTCTGCCCGAAAAACGCCACCCGGACGTTGTCCCAGTTGTGGGTATCGCCCTTTGGGATTGCCAGCGTATAGGCGATGCGCCGCCCGGTCAGCTGCAATTCGGTGGTGATCTCCTCGGCAGTGGGCTGCCCCACCAGTACGTTGTGCACGGTGACGGGGCTTTCCTCGTAGATGGGATCGTGGAAGCCGTCCTCGCCGGTCTTGGTCTTTTCATACAGGATGATATCGATACCCTTCAGCATAAGTACTCCAGCGGGCTGTGTGCGCCCAGCCTGCTGCCCACGCCCAGCAGCTTCTTTTCCAGTTTGGAGAGATACAGCTCGCCGGTGGAGCCGCCGCTCATGGTCCAGCTCTGGCTGTAGCCCAGTGCCGTGGCGGTGCCCTGCGTTGCGCCCATGGGGAAGGTGACGGCATCTGCACTGTCCGTGTCCCCCAGCTGACGGCGCACCATCCGGCAGGATACCAGCCACTTGCGGTCAACGTCGGCATCGGCGTTGTAGGCGTCGATGATAAGCGCCGCCTCGCTCAGCAGGGCGGTGCAGCGGCTGCGCTCCTCATCCGACAGGACGCGGAAGCCCGCCTCCACGTCCTGCAGTTCTGCGTAGCTCATGGCGGCACCTCATCAGGTGGCAGTCTCGGTGCGCTTGATGTACAGGGTCTGGGGCTTGGAGACCTTCAGGCCGTACACCTTGCGGCCCTGCACAGCGGATGCGCCGATGTATTTGCCGGAGCCGGACAGATCCTGCAGGTGCACAGCGGTCTGCCACTCCATGACGCGGTGGCACCAGTTGGGATGACCGGCGATGAACTCGGTGGTGGTCTTTTTGCTGCTGACGCGGGTGGTGGACTCGTAGTCCATGTTGTTGCTCTCGAACACATTGAAGCCCGCAATGCGGCCAACAACGCCCTGCTGCACCATCTCCTGAGAAAGGTCGCCCTGCTTGATGAAGTGCTCGTCCAGCATCAGCACCTCCAGATACTCCGGGGACGCGATGAGGAAGCGGCCCTCGTTGGGCACGCCCTTGCGGCCCAGCACCCGCTTGGCCTCCAGTGCCAGCTTGTAGGCGTTGGCCTCGGTGGCGGCGGTCTTGGTGGCGCTGATGGTGGCACCGGCTGCGCTTTCCAGCGCGTCGATGGACTTCTTGTCGATGGACAGCGCCAGAGAGTAACCGGCACTGTCCAGACGCTCTGCCACGATGTCATCGGGCACGCTGTCGGCATCGTAGCCGTCGATCAGCTCGTTGACCGCCTCGTCGTGGTCGATGTTCAGATCCAGATAGGTGGTGGTGCCCACGTCGGCAGAAACGCCGTTGGCCTTGTCGTACTCCTTGACGGCCACCTCGGTGTCGCGCACCGGGATCTTGACCTTGCCGGAAGTGGGGTCGCCCTCGTAGCGGCTGTTGAAGATGAGATTGTCGCGGGTCACCAGCGTGTTACGCAGCTTTACGTCCACATAGGATGCCCAACGCTCCTGATTTGCATGTGCCATAAAAATACCTCGCTTTCTCCGTGCTGCTGCACGGGTCAGATTTTCAGATTCGGATTCAGTTTGCTGAAGGCAGCCAGAATGCCGTCCGGCTGGCTGGGGTTATGGTTCGGAGCACCACCATCTTTAACATTGGGATACCCGGCAGACTGGGTGTCGCCGAACGCCCACGGGTTCGCCTTGACCGCATCCTCCAGCGCCTTGTTGATGTCGGTGGTGCGGTCTTTAGAGCCCTTCAGGGCATCCAGATCCAGCAAAGCGCGCACTGCATCCACGCTGCGGCCCTTCTTGCCGAGGATGGCGGTGTTCAGGGCACTGTCAAAGGCAAAGCCATCGGCCTGCGCCTGCATATCCGCCTTCAGCTTGGTCACCTGCGCCTGCAGCCCGGCAACGTCCACACCGTCAAAGGCCTTCAGGCCGTCCTGTGCGGTCTTGAGCTGTGCCTGTGCGCTGTTCAGCTGGGTCTGCAGGGCTGCGGCTGCGTTTTTCTCCCGGGTGATGTCGCTGCCGTTCTCCTGCATGAGCCAGTTCAGCTGCTCCTCGGTAATGCCGGGGATCTTGTTCTTTACGTCTTCGCGTTTCATGGTGGAAACTCCTTTCTATCTGTAAAACCTCGGTTTGGTGACGCAGTTCTCCGTCTGCGTCCGGTTGTGGACAGGGTACGCACTGCCCGCTGCGATGGTGCCCGTTCCGTCCTCATGCGGGCAAAATGGGCATAATAAAAGCACGGTGCAAGCTGCATCGTGCTAAAAATGGGTAAACAAAAACCACGGTGCGTGTGCATCGTGGTCTAATCCTTATCTGCAAGGGCTTTGAGATATTCACCGTACAGACGCTTCTGCTCGGCTCGTTCTGCCTCAATCTCAGGGGTGGAAATCGTAGCACGGCTCGGAACGTGATGCGTCCTTTTGTACTCTGCGACAAGGTCACGCTCCCGTCTTACACTTTCCTTCCACAGTTGTTCTATCTGCTCTTTGGTGTGGCTCACTTGTGCACCTCCCAGCGACTATAACTAGTCACGCCAAGCTGCTTGCAGGTTTCTTCAATGATAACGTGCAGCTCGTTTTCTTCGATATCATCAACGCCCATTCCACGCTCGGCCATGTACAGCAGTGCATGATCTTGCACATCACTTCTGACACGATCCCACTGTTCAAAAGTGATGTTTTCAGGAACTACAAAGCGATACCTGTATTTGTGATCAACCGCTTCCATGATTCGGGTTCCATCTGCAAATGCTGCCGGAATGTCCGCATCGAGGCTAAAGGAATACTGTGTAGTATCTGGCGGGTGTGTATGGATGTTGTAACTATCTTTCAGTTTACCATCCAAATACGAACAGTCAACCCCTCTGGGATTGTTGTCTGTCATATAATAGACTTCGCCGTTCCGGGTGATGACCATCATGTTCTCGACTTTGGAACTGGCGTAATTGCTGCAAAAAGAATCCTTGAGGGCTTCTACCTGCTGAGCGTCGTTCAAATCAACTTTTCCAAGGAACCTGTGAACTGTTTCACCGTTTTGCCCGGAAGAGCCACCGCTGCCGCGCTGGCTGTGTAGCGTGGCCTCAGCCTTTCTTACCGCATACGCCGCCCGCTTCTGGGCGTTGATGGCATCTTTCCGGGCGGCATAGTCGATGCGGCGCATTGCGTTCACATCGCTGCCCGCTGCCCGGTACTGCCGGAGATATTTCTCCGGGTCGTAGCCTGCCACGCTTGTGCCGGAATGGAACCGCACCGCAAACTCACAGTCGCAGTTGGAATGGATGTGCTCCGCGTGCCCGCCCTTCAGCATCTTTTTGCTGGCTCTCTGCCAGCCACGGGAGGCCAGCGTGATGCAGAAGGGGCAGGTATCCCCGTGAGGCACCCACGCCCACTCGGCACCGTCCCGCACCGCGTTGTGCAGGGTGGTGTCCGCGCCCGCACGCTTGACCAGACGGCTCACGCCGCTGGGCAGGTTCTCGGGGTTCTGGTCTTTTGTGGCGTGCACCATGCGGGCTACCTCGCCATAGCTGGCAGTGGCGGCAGGCTCTGCTGCTGGCAGCAGAACGCCCTCGGCCTCGGCCAGTGCATCGTACATCTGGCAGGCCAGCTCCGCGCTGCCTTCGCCGTACCGGGTGATGACCGCGTAGGCGTAGGAGATCAGCGCCTCGGTATCGTCCGTGCCGTGCAGCCGGATATACTCCCGCATCTTCTGCCCGGCAGCCTCGTTCAGCCGGGAGAGCCGGGCAATGTAATTATTCCACGTCCGTGTCGTTATCCGCATCGTCCATCTCCATCAGCAGCGCCTGCCCGCGCGCCCGCTGCTCCTGTGCCCGGATACGCCGGATATCCGCCTGATCAAAGCCGATCATCTCCAAAAAGGTGTCGGTGCTGGCAAACTCCTGCCGGGCAGTTGCAATCTTGATGGCTGCATCCGCAGTCACCGCCACACTGGGCATGGCGGGGTTTTTGAAGTGTGCCATCACGCCACTCTCCTCCTCGGTCAGTTCGGTCAGGGATACGTTCCGGGCAATGGCCTGCGCCATACAGGCGATGGTATGCAGGGCATCGCCGTTGCCGGTGTTCAGCTGCTGCGCCATCAGCACCAGCGTCTGGCTCTGGGCAAGGATGGCATCACTGCTGGTGGGGTTGGCATCGTTCACCACGCCCACGTCCGTCACGGTCAGACCGGTGGCTGCCGCAAACTGGGTGGCGGTCATCCGCATTTTCTCCACATGGGGCTGTAAGCTGCCCTGCGCCAGCTGCCCAAAGACCGGGTTTTCGCCGGTCTCCGGGTTGGAAGTGGCGGCGATGAGCGCGCCGACATACTGCTTGAATTTATCGGACGAGATGGCATCGAACTGCTCATCGGTCACGCCGAGGATGTACTTCTGGGGTGTGGTGTCAAACTCCAGCGCAATGGTGGCGTTGGCCACGGTGCGCACATAGTCGTCGATAAGGGAACGGATGGCACGCTTCAGGCGGCTGCGGCCAAAAGGCTTGTTGCTGGTGGCGTTCCAGATCAGCGGCTCCATCAGCGGACGACCCATCCGGTGGGACATCCGCTGCGCCGCCCAGCTGCTGCCGTTGGAGCGCAGCACGATGACGGCAGTGTCGGTGTAGAAGTTGACCAGCGCAGGCCGCCAGCTGTTTTTTTGGCGCTCGTCCTGTACTGTGTCGATGATGGCAAAGCCGCAGTCGATGCGCCCCTTCTCGCCGTTCCAGAGCGCGGAGGCCGTGGCAGGGGAGTGGAAGCGGATGCGGCAGCCGATATCCGTATCTGCGGACAGGGTGGCGAACACACAGCCGTATTTCAGCTGATCCCGGCAGGCCTTGGCGTAGGCTGCAATCAGACGGTTGTCGTCCACCAACTTTTGCAGCCCGTCCAGCGCGCCGCTGTTGCTCACAAAGCCATCGAACATACTGCGGGAAGCCAGCGCGTCCACCGCTTTCTGCCCCCAGTTACAGCCCACCTCCAGCTTGTTCAGCCCCTTGGGCAGTGCAATGCCAAGGTTCACGTCCTGCAAGGTGACGTGCCCCTCGTAATATTTGTCCTTGGTGGCGTTGCGGCTCTGGTGGTAATTGTAAGCTTCGGTCAGCTCAGTCAGCTGCCGCTGTTCCTCCCCGGTCAAGCCCGGCACAGTGCCAAAAGAAAAGGTGGTGGTCATGGTGCTCCTTTCACCCGATGCGCATCTTGCGGGTCGGGTCGCGTTTACAGGTCTTTACGCCCCACAGCGCCAGCGCACAGGCTTCTACCGGCAGGCTGTTGTCTCCGCCAAAGCCGTACCCGCCGCCGATGGGGCGCTTGATGGCGGTGCGGGCGCTTTCGTCCAGCACGGTCTGCGGCTGATACCATGTCAGGCTGTGCTCGCTGATGCCGTTGGTAAAGCCGCCCACGGCGGCGATCACGTCCTTGGTGCCTGGGCGGATCACGGCGTTCTTTGCCCGCCACACCTCTTTGATGCGCTCTGCCAGCACGTCCACGCCGTTGCGTCCGTCAATGACCACACAGCTGGCTTTGTCGTACCGCTGGTTCAGCCAGTCCGCCAGCCATGCAAGCCCCTGCCCGGTGGGGCGCAGGTCGATCAGGGAAACGCGGGCAGCGCCGTCCTTTGGCAGCACCGCGCCGCACAGACAGACCGCGCTGCCGTCCGGTGCAAACTTGATGCCGTAGGCGGTCTTGCCCTCGGGCTTTTGCTCCTCGCTGGCACAGGCCGCCCACGCCGCCGGGTCAATGGCAAGATCCAGCTGCTGGGTGGTCTCCGGGCTCCACCAGCCCAGACGTTCCCGGGCAAAGGTGTCCGGGTCCAGCTGCTCGGCCTCACCCTCAATGGTGGAAAGCTGGATGCGCCGCCCCAGCGCGGGGTTGGTGGTTGCCCAGCGTGCCGGGTCCTTCACGTCTCCGATCTTGTCCACTGAGAACTCGAACCATGCGGCCTTTTTGGCATCGCCGTCCAACACGCGGCGGCGCAGCGAACGGAACACGGTGCCCACGGCATCCGGCCCCGGTGGCGTGCCCACATAGATGGTCTGCGGGTTCAGGCTGGCAGAGATGGCGGGCAGGAAAGAGCCCTGCGCAGTCTCGTCCAGCTCCTGCGCCTCGTCAAAGATCAGCAGGTCGCCGTGCTGGCCGCGTCCGCCGTTGCGGGTGCGTGCCAGAAACTTGATGCGGGCACCGCTTTTCAGGATGATCTGCTCCCGCCCGAGGGCGGTGCGGATCTCCTCCACATACCGCCGCATCCGTGCACCCTCAAAGAAGGCGCGCATCTCCTCAAAGGTCTCGGTGGCGGTCTTTTGCAGATGGGCGGTGTAGATGACCGTTTCGTTGAACAGCAGCATCCCGGCCTCGGCACGTCCCTGCACCAGCAGGCTCTTGCCGTTCTGCCGGGGAACACTGCCGCCCGCTGTGGGCGCTGCCCACTTGCCGGAAGGGGTGCGCCCCATCCAGTCCTCCAGCACGTCGCTCTGCCACGGATCCGGGATGGTACCGCCCGCCCGCAGAATGCGCACGGCATCGCCGCCGTCAGTGCTCCGGTACGCCGGAGCGATGCGTGCGGACGGCTCCTGGCTTCCCATCCTGCTGCCGCTGCGCGAGGATCGCGCTGACTTCGTCGTCATCGCTGGGTGCTCCCTCCATTTCCTCGATCTCCCGGATGGTGTCCCGGTACTGCTTGGCCAGCTGTGGCAAAAGCCGGGCGTCCTCGCAGCTGTCGATGTTCTTTGCAAGCACCAGCGCAAGGCGCTTGAGCTGCCCCAGACGGCTGCCGCTGGCAGTGATGCTTTTCATGGTCGCCATGTCTGGATGCCCCTTTCGGATTTTTCCTGTGTGTAAATCGGCGCTGGACAGCGCGGAGTCGCCGAGGGCGGCGGGAGGGGGACCCTCCCCACCCTACCACTCGCCGTCACTGACCTGCGGAATGCGGCACGGTTTTGCCCCTTTTTTGCCGGTTTTCGGGCTGTTTTGCCCGGTTTTGTTGCCTTTTTGAGCATTGCAGAAATAATGCGCCGCTTGCAGGTTCGTCCAGTCCTCAGCCGCTGCCCGCGCCGAGGGATACCCGAACTGCCGCCATTTGGATACAGGCCGGATCTCGTCCACCACAAAGGAGAGCGGGTGCTGCGCGTCTGAAGGTTCGTCATAATGAATCGGACCGAAACGCCCATGACAGATGCCGCATTCGCAGCCCATTGCCCGCAGCCGCTCCCGATGCTTGCGCCGCAGGTTGCCGTTGGCATAGCGCGGGTTCGTCATGGTGCAGGCCTCCTTTGGCAGCGTTGTGGTTGCAGTGTGCAGTGCCCTCACAGCTCACTGTACTGTGCAAAGCCCCGGGGTATTTGCAGGGGGCGGCATTTGCGGGAAGGGCAGGGGATAAAAAGACCCCGGGGGTGTTTTGCAAGCCCCGGGGCATAAAATAAGCCGTCAGCTGGATTCGAACCAGCACCACAAGAGTTTCAATCCGTCCGGGGACAGGCCGGACAGGGCCGCTCTTGCGTATCGTCAATGTGACCCGCCTTAAATGGGCGGCGCTCTGCTTGAGCTACAACGGCATAGGATGGAGTGCGCAGCTGCCACGCACTCCGGGATGATGCTGCAATGACTCCCATGTATACCCAGTGACCCCGCCGGGGTGTTGTTCTCAACAGTGCCACGGATACCAAAACATAAATTGCCCAGCTGGTACATTCAGGCTGTTGGTCGGTAAGGTGTTCCCCTGTCGCAGCCGGGCAATACAAAAGCCGCAGGGCGTTGGATGTTGTCCAGCTCCTTGCGGCTTTCGCAGTCTAATAATATCACAGGCAAAACAGTGCAAAACAGTGCGTCTTTCATCAAAAACAGTGCAAAACAGTGCGCTTTGCTTCAAAAGCAGTGCGTTTACTGACACTCCGGGATGTCGAGAGCCTTCACAGCACGCTTGTGCCGCCGGTATACGCGGCTTACATCCATGCCCATCTTGACGGCAATCTGCTCCCACTTCTTGTCGCCGATGTATCGCAAGTACAGGATCTCGTAATCCTGTATGTCCACGGTCTGGTTCATGACGCTCAGGATCTCCTTGCAGATCCTCTGGCACTCCATCACCTGCGCGTTGGCTGCCTGCATTGCATCCGCGATGCGCTCCACAGAGCGGGGCAGCGCCTGACCGTCACCAGCGCCGCCGGGAACAGGGGAGAGCACCTGTGTGATATGCTCCGCGTCTGTGCGGTACCGCTCTACCTCTTCCAGCTTGATCTTTTCAAGCTTGGCGGCCTTGCGGTACCGCCGCAACCATTCCTTTTTTTCTTCATAGGTCATCGGATTGCATCCTCCTCCGTTGTCTATTTAGGCTCCCATTGCATAGACATTGCATTTGCAATGCCGGGAAATGTTTTGCTTCTTACCTTTGCGCTCCTGTGTCCGCTTTTCGCCCATGCGTCACCGGTCTTTTTTGCACGGTGATCTGATGCAGACACCCATTTAGAGGTCGGCACAACAACATCTGTTGCGAAAAGCATAGGAAGATTTTTCAGCCACAAACAAGTTGTCTTTATATACGGATCTCCAAACATATACGGCTGAATGATCTGGCTGTATTGGGGCAGTTCCCAAATTTTCATAGGGACAGGGTTCTCTATCGCAATCCGTTCCACATCGGAATTCCAGAATTTCAGAAAAAAATCTCGTGCTCGGATTCCGTTCTCATACCGAGGTTCTTGAATTTTTCCGTTGACTATCAAACGGTTTGCGCCGGCTTTGGATAAGTAGGTGCAAGGCGGGTGTGCAATCAAGAGATCCCATGCGTCAATGTAGTGACTTTTATCGTCCATCGTTATGACCTGCCCCCCATCAAGAGGTGCCAAAGCATCTCCGTGTATGTGCCACTCAGGGTGTCCTCCAGACGGTTCCTGAACGTCACAAGAATACGCCTCATGTCCCCGCAGTCGAAACGCTTTGCAAACCGCTTGTGACTCCTCGCAAGCTATAAGCACACGCATTTCATTTTCCTCCGTATGGCTCCGGCAGCTTTGCCCATGCAAGGACTTTACGCCCGGTGGTGTGCAGATCGCCGCGCCACTTTCCATCAATGGTGCAGTCAGTGACTACATAGCGCCTGCCGCCAGGCACCTCAATGGTGACAATCACCTCGCCGGAGGTCATTTCAAACATTCCGGGCAGCCATTTGTCAGTGTCCTTAAACTTGTAAAAGATTGATTCATGCTCGGGCGGTTTTCCGTACTGCCAGTTCGGCCAGCGTGCCAGGTCGTTGACCTGGCACTTGTCAATGTACGCCTCAACATCTTCCATGGTCTGAATCAGGCCCAGATTATAGCCGTTGCGCAGCAGCGCTTTAAGCCGGCAGCGGTCAATCAGTTCTGTATCATTCATTTTGTGCGCCCTCCAAATTTTCCAGATCCGGCTTTTTAGGCAACGGCATCCAGACCGGAAGGTTATCCGGGAAGGCTGCCACCATGTTCCACGGCCAATTTGTTGTGTTCATGTCGCCGAGGTTCATGTTGATGCTCAGGACGCAGCCGTCTTCATTTGCATCAGCCTCAGTCGGCGGCTCTTCTGCGGTCTTGCGCCAGCGCTGGACGTCCGGGACAACTGCCGGGGCATCTTCTACCAGTGCAATCTCGTCCGCAGCATTGCACCAGCTCTTGCACTTTGCGCGGTCATACCCGCCGGGGCAGTCCTCGCAGCACTTCGCCTTGAACGCCTCCAGCAGCGGCCCGCGTTCGATGTAATCAGCCATTTGTCGCATCCTCCATTTTGCTTTATCTCCTGTTTACCACCCCGCCGGGATATCCTCATGATCCGCCGGGGCAAAATCCTCGTTGTAGTTTTCGGACGGATCAGGCGCAGGCTGCCACTCATGATATTGCGGCTGCCACCACATGGACACTCTGCCGGTTGCACCCTCACGGTTTTTCGGGATGCGCAGGTTAACGTCAAAGTAATCATTCGGGCCCTGCAGCTGACGCTCACCGTCCACTTGGCTCTCGATGAAAACAACGGCATCCGCGTCCTGCTCGATGGTGCCGGATCCGCGAAGGTCTCCCAGTGATGCCTTTTTGGTGCCGCCGTTGCGATCCGTTACGCGGTTCAGCTGCACAAGCTCCACAATGGTGGTGCCGGTCTCCATGGCAAGCTCTTTCAGGCTGCGGGTAACGTCCGCAAGACGCTCCTGCTCCTTGCGCCCCTGCTGGGTGTCGGAGATCAGACCGATGTGATCCACAAAGACCACACGCGGGCGGTATTTCATGACCCGGGCGCGGATATCGTCCACGGTCATCCGGGTGCCATCATCGTAGATCATGCCGGTGTGTCCCTTGATGAGGGCAAAAGCGTTGTTCAGGCTCTCCCGCTCCTCCTCGGTCAGCTTGCGGTCACGCAGCCGGGTGGAGTTGATGCGGGTCAGTTTGGACATGGTGCGCAGCATCAGCTTGCGCCTGTCCTCCTCCATGGTCAGGTAATACACCTGACAGCTGTTACTCAGGCGCAGAGCCAGAGCGAGAGCCAGATCTGTCTTGCCATGTCCGGGACGGCCAGCAATGACAGTGACCATCTTCTCGCCGAACAGACCCAGCTCATCCAGTTCACGCCATGCCATCCTGACGCTGGTGTCCGGCTGCTGCAGCCAGTGGAGCGTCTCGTCCCAGACCTCGGCAAAATCCTTGACGTTCGCGTCCACCGATTCCCGCCGCAGGTGATCCTGTTCTTTCAGCGCCTCGCTCAGATCCCGGCAGATGGTGTCAGAGTCCGCAGGGTTCATGGAGATCTTGGCGGCAAGCTCCAGCAGCAGGCGCTTGCGGTAGTCCTCCATCACCAGCGCCTCATAGTCCTGTACATGGCTGATGGTGGGCACGGTCTCTGCTGCCAGCACGATCAGAGGCCGGAAGTCAGCGCCCAGCATCCGCTCCAGTATCACGGCATCCACGTTGTGCCCGGTATCCAGCTGCAGCTTGATGGCTGCGAACAACTGCCGGTATGGCCCTTCCTCGAACATGGCCGGAGTCAGACGCTGCACGGTATCCTTGCACGCCGCCGGGTCTAAGATCGCAGCGCCGATCACAGCAAGCTGATGCTGCTGCACAGTGGAGATCTTGTTGTTTGTCACGCTCCTACACCCCCAAGCAGATCTGCGAGGGTCGTGTCTTTGGTGATTTTGCGGGGCTTATCCGGTGCAGGCTGCGCGATATGTACCGCCGCCGGGGCTTTGTCCACAAAATCCTTGACCGCAAACACGCCCGTCCATCCGTTTTCAACGCTCTGGTTCAACATGGCGATGGCGTACCCGGCACGATCCTTCACGCCCGCCTCATCCACAAGCCGCTTGATGGACTTGCAGATCTTCTTTGCAACCAGAGGGCTCCACAGCTTTTTCTTGTCCTTCTTGGCAAGCGCCTGCCGGTGCTGGTCAAAGTCCATCAGAGCGTCATACAGCCCGCCGGGTGCACCGCGGGAAAACTCGTCAAAGACCTCGGCAACGGTCAGGCTGCTCGGCTCCTCCCGCGCCTCTGCGCGGGGTTTATTATTATTAGCTTTATCGCTTTTATTATTGTCCGGCAACTTGCCGGGGGTCTTGGCGGCAACTTGCCGGGGGTCTTGGCGGCATTCTGCCGGGGGCGGCAACTTGCCGGGGGTGGCATTCTGCCGGGGGTGCTGCTCGGTGCTTTTAACCTCCGGGCGCAGGGCAGTATAACGGTTTACCATTATGCCGTTGACAGGCTCCTGCCATTTGCGCAGCAGACCCTTTGCCTCCAGCGCTTTCAGGGTGCGCTCCACGGTACGGGTGTCAATCTCGTAATAATCGGCAATATACTTGATTGAGCCGTAATAGCAGCCCTGCTCGTCCTGCGTAAAACCCCAGATCAGGCAGTAAACATCCAGCTCAGTGCCTTTCAGATGGTAGTCGGAGATCATCCAGTGCGGCTGCACGGTATAGCTTTCCTGTTTCACGTTCATGGGTTATTCCTTTCTATCAAAACGGCAGGTCATCGCTGTCATCGATCACGGAAAAGTCATCCACGCCGCCGTAGTTTGCAGGCGGGTCTGCTTTCGGCCATGCCTCAGAGCGCGGGGCAGCCTCGCCGCCCTCGTCCACCGGCTTGCTGGTGCCCTTGGAGCCCGCAAAGTTGATATTGTCGGCCACCACTGCAACAGATGTGCGGTTTGCGCCGGTCTTATCCTGATAATTGTTGGTCTGGAGACGGCCATTGATGGCAACCAGACTGCCCTTCTGGAAGTAGCGGCACACAAACTCAGCCTGCTGCCGCCACGCAATAACATCAATGAAATCGGCCTGACGCTGCTCGCCGGGCTTTGCAAAGTTTCGGTCACAGGCAATGCGGAACTTGCAGACGTTCACGCCCGCCGGGGTGGTGCGGAGTTCAGGATCCGCCACAAGGCGGCCCATAATTGCGATAATATTAAGCATTGATATAGTCCTTTCCAACGGCGGCCATCCATGCAGCGTGCGCGCCGGGGCCGTTCTTCTCCTCATATTTTGCCTGCGCAACGGCTTTCAGGGTCTCGGCGCAGGTGGCGTTATAGTGCGGGCTCATGCCCGGCTCATTGTGGTGCTGGTGGCACAGCCAGACCTTGAGGCCGTGCCTCTCCGAAAAGCTGCGCAGCGGCCCATTGAGGACGTGATGCTCCTCCAGCCCGCGCGTGGTCTTTACCGCATACCAGCGGCGGCAGATGTAACACTCCTTTTCTGCCTGAATGATGCTTTTAGACAAGCGGCACCCCATCCTTTTGCGTGCTCTCATAAGCCTCGCGGTAAGAGTGCACATTATCGACCTGATACTTCTGGCCGTTGACAAATTTAATGGTGAACCCATCAATGAAGCCATACCGCCGGGCGGCGTTGATACACTGCGCCAAGCCCCGTGCGGTGTTCCGGTCGGTTCCGTGAGCCATCAGCAGCTTGCAAAAGCGCTTGCGGGTCATTTTCTTGGTCATCTGTCAAGACTCCTTTCCAATAGCGCCCTGACCTCTCTGGATCCTGGCATACATTTCGTCGTAAGGGTACAGCGTGGCCTCCGTAAAGCACTCGGCTTTTTCGTTGTAGACCATCAGGACGCCCTTGTTCCCCTCAGAGTAGTGGCGCAGTTCGATGATGGTACGGACAGCCTGCCGGATATCGCGAGCCTGTGATTTGTGCTGCGAGATCATCAGCTTTTCAAAGCGTTTGCGTTTCATGGTTCACTCCACTCCTGCCAGTAGGCAGTCACTAAGGGATCACTCACGCCCATCTCAGCGAGGCGGTCAAAGATCCCGTCTATCATGTTCTTTATTTCTTGGGTGGTAAAGGTGGAGCTGCCCTGCGTGCACTTGACCGTGCAGCGGTTGTTATCCAGTATCTCCACCAGATGGACAAGGCGGTAACAGCCGCGCAGGATATCCAGAGCGTCCGCCGGGACTTCCAGATAATCCACCTTGGCGCCGTACTTCTCCAGCATCTCCAGATAGCAGTCCTCCGGGGTCACACCGCCGGTGCGCCCGCCGTTGTAATGGTCTGCCATGATGGTGAGCAGCGCCCACATAAGGCTGTTCTGTGCCGTGCTGCGGGCTTTGTTCACCGGCTCCACCGTCAGGGTTATGTGCATGGGCTGACCGTGAGCCAGCTCATCCAGACGCTGATAGATCTGTTTCTCCACAAATTCTCCTGCGTTTTCCACTTCCAGCTTGCCGGTCTGCGGATAATACACTACCGGCAGGCGGCCGATCACTCTGCTTGCCATACCACTTTACGCTCTCCCTGCAGCAGCTGCACACCGATGATGTGCCCATCCTCAGCCCGCAGCAGCTTGTCCACGGTCAGAGCGCTGTGCAGACGGTAGCCCGCCACCGTGGGCGGGTCGTTGGGGTTCTTTGCCCGCTTGTGCACCGGGTCAATGCTGACCTGATCGGCGGCAAAGGTCATGGAGGAAAGTGCCATCACGTCAGCACCGGCACCCCAGAGCGCGCAAGCAGCCAGAAAGCTGCCGTTTTCCTTCCACTTATCGGGGTTAGAGATCTGCAGCTTGCCCGCCGGGGCAGCTGCGTCCTTGATCGCGAAGTTGTTCATCAGCGGGTGATACACGCCCACGCCGCACCAGAGGCGGCCATCTGCGAAGTAGTAGCGCCGCGTCCAGCCCAGCGTGCCAAACGTTTCATCCATGATGTGCAGCACCGCCGCCGGGTCAGGCAGCAGCCGGACGCGCACGGCATCTGCACTGCATTCGCAAATAACCACCTGCACCTCCTGCGGGGCTGTCTGGCGGGGTTTGGGGGCAAACAGGGGAAACTGTACCACCTGCGCCGCCGGGCGCTCCTGTGCGCTCTGGACGGGCTTTCTGCGGGTGGTGCTTTTCGCATTACTTTTTGCGGTTGTAGACATTCTGCAAACGCTCTCCTTTCTCGTTGTAGGATCTCGGATCAGCCAGCGGGTGCTGCCAGCCATACTGCAGGGCACCCTGCGCGGCTGCACGCTGCTGCGGCTTGACGCTCCACAGCTCATTCATTTCTTCTGCGGTGACATTGACGGCGGTGCGGGTGTATCCGGTGCAGGGTACCATGCAGACCACCACGCCGTCTGCCGAGGTGGCATATACCACAGGCGGCATCAGCTTGCGGATCTCGCACAGCAGGCTTGCCTGCTTGGCTGGGGTGATGGTCTTAGGCCACAGCCAATCCTCGTCTAGTAACCATGTAAGTTTGCCGTCAACAAGGACGTTCTGCGCCTTTTTCCATACGCCTTTACGGATCGTGCGCCGCACCGCGGCAGGCGTTTTCCCGTGGATCTCTGCCCACTCCTCAACGGTGACCATTCTTCCCATGGGATCATCTCCTTTCTGTGCTTTGGTACACTGGCAGCGGCTTTTGTTTTACTTCCTGCCGCCATCGGAAGGCTGCCTATGTTCCAGCAGTCACCGACACTACTTTTCAACTGTTTATTACCGGGTGCGAGTCTTACGGATACAAAGTCACCCACCTTTTGACGCAATAGGTTGTTGCGGATTTTTTTCTGTTGTGCTGCTTCTGCACGCACCGGCCTATCAAGGCCCGCCGGAGTCCCGTGTGGCCCCAATACCACACATCTTGTCACAATGAGAGAGGCTCAACATGCGGCCCGATCAGATACGACTGATCCAGTCGGTTTTTGCATCTCAAAGGGGGTGGCAGTGGCTCTTGTTTTACCTCCTGCCACCAGTGGAGGGCGCTGTTATCGGTTGCTGTTGCGGTACATCATGGCAACATAGAGCAGATCCAGACCGAGGATCACATAAATCAGTGTTTTCATGGGTGCGCCTCCAGACGTGTGATCTGATAGATGGAGTTATACAGGTAGTGTCTGCCGCCGCGCAGATACTCCAGATTGTTCAGCAGCATCTCCAGATGGTACAGGGCAGGCGGCGGGTTGCTGCCCTTGAGGTGGTAGTGCAGCCAATGGATCAGCTCGCCCAGCTGCGGGTCATTCAGGCGCAGCACTGTGGAGGTCTGAAACTTGTGCCCATGACCATCCACGGCGTAGTACAGGATACCGGCATATTGCAGCCACTCCTGATCTGTGCTATACTCTGGGGTGAGAAGTGTTTCTATATTCTCTTTGAGCTTGTCCGTGTGGCCGCACGGGCAGGCTCTTTCTTTTTGCCCGGTCATAAGCCGTAGACCTCGCGCATAAAAGAGGCTTCTTTGTCGTGGAAGGTCACGCCTTTTGTGTTGCTGCTTGCGATTCTGACAAAATCGTTTTTGACGGCGGCTGCCACTCTTTCGCTGGTGGTCTCGATCAGTGCTTTTTTTAACTCCGGGGGCAGGTTTTTCTGCTGGATGCGATCTGCTATCGAGGATGCAAGC